GAACCAACTGAAGAACCAACTGAAGAAGAAGCGTCAGAGGAACTCGAAGAAGAAGAAATGGCTTACGCAACTAAAGAAGAACTTGCAGAAGTCAAATCTATGATTGAGGAAATTAAGGCAATGATTGAAAAGAAAGATGAAATGTCAGAAGTAGAAAAAGATGACAAAGAAGAACTTTCTAAAGAGGTTGAAGAAAAAGTAGAACTTGAAAAAGTAACACACAACCCTGAAGCAGAACCACAAAGAGAAATGAAACTCTACGGACAGAAAAGAGAAATGACAACTGCCGATAGAGTTATGCAAAGAATTTCAAATATTAAAAATAAATAATTTTAAAAAATGGCAACAACTACAACAAACCCTTTAACGACTGCCGCCTATAATGGTGAGTTTGCAGGAGAATATATTTCTGCAGCTTTGCTATCAGCAAACACTATTGAAAATGGTGGTATTACCGTCAAGCCTAATGTAAAGTATCAGCACGTTATTAAAACCGTAAGCACAGATGACATCGTAAAAGATGCAAGTTGTGATTTTTCTGCTACTTCAACTATTACACTTGATGAGAGAACACTTACCCCTGAATTCCAACAAGTAAATTTACAATTATGTAAGTCAGATTTCCAAGATGATTGGGAGGCTTTGTCTATGGGATTTTCTGCCCATCAAACCCTACCTACTAAATTTTCTGACTTTTTAATTTCTCACGTAGCTGCTAAAGTAGCACAGAGAACAGAAAATAGTATTTGGACTGGTACAACTGCCACTACAGGACAGTTTGACGGTATTTCTACTAAGATTGCTCTTGATGCTCTCCTACCTGCCGCACAAGAGGTGACTGGTACGACTGTGGATGCCTCTAACGTAATCGCACAAATTGGAAGCATAGTGGATGCAATACCTTCTTCACTTTATAATAGCGAAGATTTATTTATCTATGTATCACAGAACATCGCAAGAGCCTATGTAAGAGCATTAGGCGGATTTGCTTCACAAATTGGCGCAGCAGGTACAGACAGCAAAGGAACACAATGGTATGCAGGTGGAGGACTTAGCTTTGATGGTGTTAAACTATTTGTAGCTAATGGTCTTGCGGATAATACTGCTATTGCTGCTGAAAAATCCAACCTTTACTTTGGGACAGGTCTACTTTCTGACCACAACGAAGTTAAGGTTTTAGATATGGCTGACCTTGATGGTTCGCAGAACGTAAGAGTAGTAATGAGATTTACCGCTGGTGTGGAATATGGTATCGCAGGTGATATTGTAACCTACGGAATTACCAACTCTGCAAACTAAGAATTGATTAACTAACAATAAGGGGTAGGTGGTTTTATATCTGCCTACCCTTTTTTAATACATAAGATATGAGTTGTACATTATCAGAGGGCAGAAAGGAACCGTGCAAGTCGGTAGTTGGCGGCATTAGAAAAGTCTATTTTACAGACTTTGGTGGTTACGGAACGGTAACACAGGTTAATGACGAGATTACAGATATGTCAGGTGCTTTTACTGCCTTTGAATACGAATTAAAGGGGAATAGTAGCTTTGAGCAAACTATTACTTCTTCAAGAGAGAATGGTACTACATTCTTTGAACAAACTTTAAACCTTACTCTTAAAAAACTAAGTAAAGAGAGCAATAAGGAATTAAAGCTTTTAGCCTATGGCAGACCACACGTTGCAGTTGAAGATTACAACGGTAATGTTTTTGTTATGGGATTAGAACACGGAGCAGAGGTAAGCGGTGGTACTATCGTTACTGGTGCTGCTATGGGGGATTTGTCTGGTTATACTTTGACTCTATCTGCCCAAGAGGTTTTACCTGCTAACTTTGTAGATTCACCTACTGCTGCTGACCCATATGCAGGTATGGGAAGCGCAACTGTTACAGTAACAGAGGGAACTAACTCTTAATAGTTAGGAATGATTAGGATAAAGGGTGGCATTAGCTGCCCTTTTTTTTTGCCTTATAAATAACAAAATTTAAGTTTTTTTATTGTATATATATGATAGTTTTACAAGAAAGTGCATCTGCACAAAACCTAGATTTTATACCAAGAAGTTTTACAAGCGGTAACACCTACAACGTGACCATAGTAAACGAACAAACCAATACAGAGGTTTACAATCAAGACGTAGATACTATAACAGAGAATTTGTACTACAATAGACTAAATGCTATCTTTGGTGTAAAGCAAGATAATTTTTATATGGTTACTGTTAAATCAGGAGGCGATGTAATATTTAAAGACAAGGTATTTTGCACTAATCAGGCTATTACGGACTTTACAGTAAACGATAGCCAATACACGGAGCAGAACACAACAAATGAATTTATATTCTTATAATGGAAAACGTACACATAGTTAGTTTATCGTCTTACAACCGCCCACAAATAAAAGAGGACAAAAAAAGGGAATGGGTAGAGTATGGCGATAATAACGATTTTTACACTTATTTAATAGACCTTTTTATAGAGTCTACTACAAACAACGCTATTATTAATGGTGTTAGTCAGATGATATACGGTAAAGGGTTGGATGCATTAGACAGTAGCACTAAAACAGACGAGTATGCTGCACTTAGGTCTATATTTCACGATTCGTGTCTTAGAAAAATAACCTTTGACCTTAAACTATTAGGAGAGGCAAGTTTTCAGGTATTGTACAAAGACAAACAAGTAGCAAGAGCCGAACACTTTCCAAGACAAACATTAAGAGCGGAAAAGTGCAATGACGATGGGGAGATAGAAGCATATTATTATTTTCACGACTGGGCTAAAATAAAGCCAAACGATAAGCCTAAGAGAATTGCAGCCTTTGGATTTGGAAATGGTACAGAACCAGAAATTAAAATAATTAAAAGATATTTATCAGGTTACGATTATTACTGCCCACCTGACTATATGGGTGGTATAGCGTATGCAGAACTTGAAAGCGAAGTGTCAGACTTTCTAATTAATGACGTACAGAACGGATTTAGTGGAACTAAGGTTGTGAACTTTAACAACGGAATACCAGATAGAGAGCAACAGTTACAAGTTAAGTCAGACGTAATGCGTAAACTGACTGGCGCAAGAGGCGAAAAAGTAATTATAGCTTTTAACAACAATGCAGAGAGCAAAACCACTATAGACGATGTACCGCTTACTGATGCACCACAACACTATGAATACCTATCTACAGAAAGTGTAAACAAGTTAATGGTAGCACATAGGATTACATCACCGCTTTTGTTAGGTATAAGAGATGGCAACAATGGGCTTGGCAATAATGCAGACGAAATTAAAACTGCTTCTTTGTTATTTAACAACACAACAATTAAGCCTTACCAAGATTTAATCACAGAAGCAATAGATGACATATTAGCGGTAAATGGTATTAGCCTTAAATTGTATTTTAAGACCCTACAGCCGCTTGAATTTATAGAAACGGACAATGCCATCACCAACGAAGCAAGGGAGGAAGAAACAGGCGTTAAATTAGCCACACAAGTAGTAAACGATAATACTGCAATCATAGACGATAGGTTAGCTTACTCTACACAAGAAAAAGCAGAGGAAATGGCTAAAAATATAGGTTGTGATGGTTTCCATACCCACGACTTAGATGGTAAGACTTGGTATATGCCTTGCGAAGAGCATAAACTGTCTAAACAAGAGTTTGATTTTGACGATGACGAAATGTTTAATTTACTTCAGGAGTTTGGGGAAGATGAAAACCTTGATGATTGGGAATTAGTGGATGAGCGTGAGGTAGACTATAACCAAGAAGAAGCATTAGATAAAATGATAGGTTTAGCAAGTACAGGTAGTGCGTTACCAAACACAAAATCCAAACAAGATAAAAAAATTGATGGGGTACAGTTTAAGGTACGATACAGATACAGTCCAAATACAACTTCTGCTAATAGTAGGAAGTTTTGTAAATTAATGACAAGCCAAAACAAGTTGTACAGAAAAGAGGATATTATAAATATGGGTAAAAGACCTGTAAACAAGGGATGGGGTTTAGGCGGAGCATCTACCTATTCTATCTGGAAGTACAAGGGCGGAGGCAATTGTCATCATAAATGGTTAAGACAAACTTATCGTGGAAAAACAGAAGGCAACCTTGCAGACCAAGAGCCTAATATATCCACAAACAAAGCAAGAAAGGAAGGCTTTAATCCTGTAAATGAAAAAGAAGTTTCAATGAAACCAAAGGATATGCCTAATCAAGGATTTGTAAACAAATAAGAAATGGCAGAAGGATTATTTATAACACGAAAAGATTTAGTCAAGTTTACTTCTGTAAATGGCAACGTTGATAGTGATAAGTTTTTGCAATATATAAAGATTGCGCAGGACATACACATTAAAAACTACTTAGGTACAGACCTTTTTAACAAGATACAAGACGATATAGAAGCAAGTACACTTACAGGGGATTACCTAACGCTTGTAACAGACTATGTAAAGCCTATGTTAGTACATTGGGCGATGGTTGAGTATTTACCTTTTGCTGCTTATTCTATTGCAAACAAAGGGGTGTTTAAACATAGTAGCGAAAATGCTTCAAACGTAGAAAAAGACGAGATAGATTTTTTAATAGAAAAAGAAAGAAACATAGCGCAGTATTATACTGACAGATTTGTTGATTATATGTCATTCAATGCAAGTGGTACTTTTCCAGAATACTACACAAATAGCAACGATGACGTATATCCTGATAAGAACGCAAATTTTGAAGGATGGGTTTTGTAAGAAACGATTATAAACCAAAAGAAAAAAACGTAGAGAGGCTTAAAAGCTATTTACAAAAGACATATATAACAAAAACCAAAAAAAAGTATTGATAATATATGGCTAACACAATAAATTGGGGTAAGATATATTGCTTTACAGAGTTCGGTAACGAAGACTTTACAGTAGCCGAATCAATACCGCATTTTTCTTCTCCAGAGTGCTTTTTAAGTGCTTTAGAAGGTGGTCAAACAGAAACATTAGCATTAACGGTAGATGACACCCAATTATACAGGGTAGATTCAACAGATTTAACTGCTGATTTAACTTTAGTAACAATATTTAATTAAAATATAAAATGGCACGACAAACAATTAACGTAGGTTCATCCCCTAATGACGGTACAGGAGCGACACTAAGAGATGCGATGGTATCTATAAATAGTATGACTGCTGACATTTACGGACAAAGTGGAACAGGAGACAGTTTAAGAGGTTCTTCTCCATTAACCGCAGCAGCGGATGTAGATGTAGATTTTGACACCGCACAAGTATTTACAATGACTTCATCTATAACAGTAGATTTAAACTTTACAAACGCATCTATAGGCGATGTAAAAGATATTATCGTAACAGATTCAGGGGGAACGTCAGCTTTGACATTTGATAC